ATCATAAATACCACGAACCTTGTACTTGTAATAAAAGTAATATAAGAAAATGGATAAGAGATTTAGATGAAGTGTTATTTTAATAAACATACTATAATTCTTTAAAATATACAGAATTAGGACGTTCTGTTTTTATTTTTTAAATTTGAAAAAGGCATCTATTAAATTAGGTGCTTTTTTTTGTTATATAAATTAATAGTTAATTTGTATTAATATGGACAAGAGAAAAGAAAATGGAGGGCATTCTACTAAAGCAAAAGAAGGCAAGATAGATAAACGTAGGAACGAATATAGAAGTGCCTTAAAAGAAGCTGCAACAAAGCAAGACGTTATAGATGTAATTAATATGATAAAGACAAAAGCTATAAAGGACAAAGATGTCCAAGCAGGTAAATTGTTTTTAGAGTATTACATAGGTAAACCAAAAGATGAGGTTGATATCACAACAAATGGAGAGGTATTAAATATACCTATTATACATTTTAAAAAGTCTGAATAGATTTGAATTATTTAAAAATATATGATTCTTTATGCGTTTCAAGGAAAGGTATGGGGAGAAGTAAAAAAGATGACTGTTATTATGAATCACACCATATAAAACCAAGGTGGTTAGGTGGTTCTGATGATGAAAATAATCTTGTATTACTAACTGCAAGAGAGCATTATTTAGCACACTATTTATTATTTTTACATTATAGAGATAGGTCTTCATCTGCTGCTTTTATGATAATGAATACATCTTGCAATATGAATTATAGAGATAGTAAGAAGTATGCGGAGGTAAGAGAATTTCAATCTAAAAAAATGATGGGAGATAACAATCCATCTAAAAGAATTGAAGTTAGAAAAAAGATAAGTGAAAAAGTTAGTGGTGCAAAGAATGGAATGTATGGTAGAAAAGGCAAGTTAAATCCATTTTTTGGAAAGAAGCACACAAAAGAGTTTTTAGACCGAACAAGAAAACTACAAGGAACGGCAATAGAATATAATGGAGTTAGATATGATTCTTTAAATCAAGCCGAAAAAGAAACGGGTATAAGTTCTTATAGATTAAAGAAAATAGGTAAATTATTATAATGGAACAAATAACAATAAATGAAAAATTCCTCCCACTACGAGAAAGTGACGCACGTTACTACATCGTTACGGGAGGTCGATAACGAGGAAGTAGCAAGAGTTTTAGTACAACACTTATAGAAGCTACAAATACTTTAGATGTAGGTTATAACTGTTTGTACACTCGTTATACAATGACTTCTGCAGAGTTATCAATCATACCCGAATTTAAGGAGAAAATAGAACTACTTAACTTATCGGACCATTTTGATGTAAATAGAAAAGAGATAACGAATACGATTACCGATAGTAAGATTATCTTTAGAGGTATTAAGACAAGCGCAGGAAATCAAACGGCTAATCTAAAATCATTACAAGGTATATCAACTTGGGTGTTAGATGAAGCGGAAGAAATGGTTGATGAGAATGAATTTGATACTATTGATTTATCTGTAAGAAGTAATGTACAACAGAATAGAATTATACTTATATTAAACCCTACAACAAAAGAACATTGGATATATAAACGTTTCTTTGAAGCTAAAGGTGTTAAGGAAGGTTTTAACGGACAAGTAGGAGATACTTGCTACATACATACAACGTATTTAGATAATCGCTTAAACTTACCCGAATCATTCTTAAAGAACATTGAGAACATACGTTTAACAAACCCTAATAAGTACAAACATAAAATACTTGGTGGTTGGTTAGATAAAGCAGAAGGTGTTGTATTTACGAATTGGAGTTTTGGGGAGTTCAATCCCGATGGTTTACAAACAAGTTGTGGAATGGACTTTGGTTTTAGTATAGACCCCGATACATTAACAGAAGTTGCTATTGATAAAGCAAAAAGAAAAATATACGTTAAAGAACATTTGTATAGAAATGGTTTAGGTACAACAGAATTAGCACAAATAATATTAAGTAGAGTTGGTAAGAAATTAATAGTTGCAGATAGTGCAGAACCAAGATTAATATCTGATTTAAAATATAAAGGTGTTAATATGAAAGCAGTAAAGAAAGGAACTATTGAAAGTGGTATAACAACGATGCAAGACTTTGAAATAGTAGTTGAGCCAAACAGTACGAACATAGCAAAGGAATTAAATAACTATGTGTATTTAGATAAAGGTAGTAAGTTATATGTAGATGATTTTAATCACGCAATTGATGGTATTAGATACAACGTTATTTACAATTTAGATAACCCAAACAAGGGTAATTATAGTATAAGGTAATGGCAAACGAAGAAATGATAGCGGTGATTGAGTGTTATATTCATCACAGGAAAAATAAGCAAGTAAGAATTGCTAAACCTAAAACACCTCAACAATATTTGTTATTGACGAAGGCTTATGAAAATTGTATTGGTTTTTTCATAAAACATTAAAGATAATTTGTAATATAAATATGAAATTAGAACTCAACGTACCAAGTAGTTTAGATGAAATAACTTTAGGGCAGTACCAAAAGTATTTAAGAATAGCAGAGAATAATCCAAGTGGTAGTTTTTTAGATGCTAAAATGATTGAAATATTTTGTGGAGTACCTTTATCTGATAGTTATAAATTAAAGATGGGTAGTGTAAACAAAGTACTTACAATGTTAGATAAGGTTTTAAATACTAAACCAAATCACGTAACAAAGTTTACAATGAATGGAGTAGACTATGGCTTTATACCCGATTTAAATGAAATGAGTTTAGGCGAGTATATTGATTTAGATAACAATTTAGCAGCTTGGGAAAATATGCACATTGCAATGAATGTATTATATAGACCAATAAAGATTTCTAAATTAGAAAAATATAGTATAGTTGATTACACTGCATTAACACCCGAAGTAATGAAGGATATGCCATTGAGTGCAGTTATTGGTTCAATTTTTTTTTTGTACAATTTAGGGATAACCTTATCGAAACATATGATACATTATTCAGCGGGAACGGAGGAGGAGATTATTCAAGTGAATCAAACTTTGCAGCAAAATGGGGTTGGTATCAATCAATTTATGGACTCGCTAACGGAGATATTACAAGATTTGAAGATATCACTAAATTAAATGTACATCAATGTTTAACGATGTTATCTTTTGAAAAAGAGAAATCAGAGTTGGAAGCAAAAAGAATAAAAAGTAAATTTTAAAATGCAAGGATATTATAACTTAACTCAAAAGATTAAAGATACATTGTTATCAGATGTAAATGTTAATACTGTTACTACGGGAGATATTTCAAGAATAGCATTAGCAAAGCAGACAATGTTTCCTTTATCACACTTAATAGTAAATAATGCAACGAATGAAGATAGTGTATTACGTTTTAGTTTATCTATTTTTGCGATGGATATTGTTGATGTTTCTAAAGAAGAAGTAGTTGATGTATTTGTAGGTAATACAAACGAGCAAGATATATTAAACACACAATTAGCAGTTTTAAATAGATTAGTGCAAATATTAAGAGGAGGTAGTTTACATTTAGATTTATATCAAGTAGATAGTCCGCCTGTATTTGAGCCTTTTTATGATAGGTTTGAAGATGAGTTAGCAGGTTGGGTTTTAACTGTTGATGTAATAGTGCCAAATGATATGTCAATATGTTAAAAAACGTACAAGAAGAATTAAATAGATTTGCAAAGTATGTGGTAACACAATCAAAGGCAAATTTAACAAGAGATAAGAAACGTTCTTCGGGAGATTTATACAATAGTTTACGATACAATGTAAAGCAAAGTAAGAATAGTTTTGAGTTAAGTTTCTTAATGGAGGACTATGGTATATTTCAAGATAAAGGTGTTAGAGGTAAAGACCCAAGTAAAGTATCTCCAAACGCAAAGATAAGAGGACAACAAGCACCAAATAGTCCATATAGATTTGGAAGTGGCAAAGTTGGTAGGTATAAAGAGTTTGTACAAAGTTTAGAGAAGTGGGCAAAGAAAAAGAACATAAGGTTAAGAGATAGTAAAGGTAGATTTAAGAAAGGTAATTACAATACCATAGCACATATAATTGCGGGTAATATTTACAACAGAGGTATAAGACCAAGTTTATTTTTTACAAAACCTTTTGAGAAAGCGTTTAAGAACATAGATAAAGATTTAATTGAAGCATATAAGTTAGATGTTGAGCAGTTAATGAAAAATAGTATAAATAATAAAGCAAGAAAATAATGGCAGTATCTGTTTTTACTCCAACGAGGTCACCTTTTCATTTTAGATTAGTAGATGTATATGGGCATTCTATAAAAGTAACATTAACTATAAATGGTGTGGCTGAATATGTATTAGCGAAAAACTTTGAGAAAGATGGTAGTGTTCTATTTGAGTTTGCAGAATTAATAAGAGACTTTATAGAAGTAGATAAAGATAATGTTGATAGTTGGTCACAAGCAGTAAATATAACTTTCACTGTTTACGATGACTTTTTAGAAAACAATAATGCGGGTGTTGTTTATAGTAGTTATTTTGATATAATAGGTACTGATGGTTATAATTATTTTGATAGTGAAGATGGAGAAATACAAACATTAAGGGCTATTACAAACAAAGTTATTTATAGATTAAATGATGCAGATGTAAAGATACCAATTAACAGAAACCGAGCAGAAGAGATAACTTATTTATATAAAGGAAAGATTGTAAGAACACAAGCAATAACCTCATCAACTACAAGTATATTTCAAGTAATAGGTACAGATATAGATTCTTTTAAAGAAAGAGTATTATCAGAGAATGGTACTTATGAAGATAACGTATGTATCGACGCTATATTAGGCGAAGTAGATTTAAACGCAGTTGATAAAATTATTATTAGTGGGGAGCCTGTTTTAGGTAATAAGATAGTTGAGGTAATAGATGTTGTAACAATAGACGAATGTAGATATACTCCTGCTAAATTAAGTTTTGTAAATAGGTTTGGTGCAGTACAAGACATTTGGTTTTTTAAGAAGTCTATTGAGAAAATGAATGTAAGTAAAGAGAAATACAAATCAAACATTTATAGTAATTTTGGGTATAGTAATCAACATCAGTATCAGCAATTCAATGTAGTTGGTAACAAAAGCATTACATTAAATACAGGTTATGTAAGTGAAGATTATAACGAGCCTATGAAAGAAATCTTGTTATCTGAAAAGGTATGGATGGAAATGGATGGTAAGATAACACCAATGAACGTAAAAACAAATAGTTTAACATTTAAGACAAGAGCAAACGATAATTTAGTAGATTACTCATTAGATTTAGATTATGCTTTTGATATGATAAATAGTGTAAGATAAATGCAAGAACTACAATTGTACATACAAGGTCATAGGGTTGAACTATTCAAAGACGAAAGTGTTTCTATAACACAATCAATTCAAAATGTAAGGGATATTGCAAAGGTATTTACAGACTTTTCAAAAACGTTTAGCATACCCGCTACAAAAAAGAATAACAGAATATTTAAACACTATTATAACTTTGACATTGATAATACTTTTGATGCAAGAATAAAAGTAGATGCAAGAATAGAGTTAAACAATAGTCCATTTAGAAATGGCAAAATAAAGTTAGAAGGAGTTGATTTAAGAGACAATAAAGCACATAGCTATAAAGTAACATTCTTTGGCAGTACAATTGCCTTAAAAGAGATATTAGGAGACGATAAGTTAAATGTATTAAACAAACTAAACTTATTAAGTAAGAAATATGAGCCAAATGTTATATCAAATTATTTAGCTTTAAGTCCAAGTTCAAATGACATTATAATACCATTAATAACACATACACAACAATTATATTACAATAGTGCAAGTGGACATTTTGGAGGTAATGAAAATGACGGTAATTTATTTTATGATAGTGGACAACATCAAGGGCAAGTTCACGGAGTTAGATATGATGAATTAAAGTATGCAATTAGAATAAGTAAGATTATAGAAGCAATTGAGTACGAATATAATTTAACTTTTAGTGAAGATTTCTTCAATAGTTCAAATAAAGCATATTATGATTTGTTTATGTGGATGCATAGAAAGAAAGGTAAGGTTGAAAATACGGGTGAAGCAAATGGTGGTTTTGTAAATACGTTTGAGGTTAAAACTGATGTAGGTACAGAAACACAAACAATAGACTCAACAACTTTAATTATAAATGGTGATGTTGAGTTTTACGATATATTCTCTATTAATTTAGAGACTACAAGTCAAGAGCCTTATAATTTATTTATATATAGAGACGGTTTAAGAATACCTTTAGAAAATGGTATTGTTGGTAATAAGGTAGTTAGTTTAGAGAACTTAATTGTTAGTGGCTCTAAATATGAGTTGTACATTGAAGCAAAGAACGATATTACATTTACAGATATTTATTACAGTATAGATTACACACCTTTTGGTAGTGGTAGTTCAACGGTAAGGTACTCAACAAATCAATTTATATTCTTTAGTAATTTTGATTTTGTAATTACTCAACAAATACCCGAAATGAAAGTTATTGATTTCTTAACTTCATTATTTAAAATGTTTAATTTAACTGCTTACATTGATAGAGATACAAATAAGATAATTGTAAAAACATTAGATAGCTTTTATGCAAGTGGTGTTAGTTATGATATTACTAAATATGTAGATACAAGAAAGAGTAGTGTTAATGTAGCTTTACCTTATAGAGAAATAGATTTTGGTTATGAAGATACAGATACTTTATTAGCCGCTACTTATGAACAAAAAGAAGCTGCTCAATGGGGTACTAATTATTATAATGGAGATGAAAGAGATATTGATGGTGGTATATATAAAGTTACTCCATCATTTTCTCATATGATGTTCGAAAGGTTAAAAGATATAAACGATGATAGTTCAACCACAATACAATATGGTAGATTTGTAGATGATAACGAAGAAAGTTACATTGGCAAACCTTTATTGTTTTATCCAATATACCAAACAGGTGGTACTTCAATTTCATTTGTAGATAGTTTAAATACAAACTTACAATTGGTAGCTTATAATATACCTTCAAATAGTCGTTCAATAGATTCAAACATAAGCAAAGAAAACATACATTTTGATGAAGAGGTAAACGAATATACTAATACATCTGATTTTGAAGATACTTTATTTAAGAAGTATTACAAGAATTATATTAAAAGTGTATTTAATAAAAAGAACAGATTAACAAAACTAACTGCTTATTTACCTTTAAGAATATTATTGAAATATACATTGGCAGATAGATTTATAGTTAACGGACATAGTTATAAAATCAATTCAATCACAACTAATTTACAAAGTGGTAAATCTGAATTAGAGTTATTAAATGACATAATAATTTTAGAAGAGGTATCAAATACAACACCTCCAAGTGATGTTCAAGGTTTAACGATTGATAGTGAAACAAATAATGCAGTTTCAATTTCTTGGAATAGTAATACAGAAACAAATTTAGCGGGTTATAAAGTTTATGTTGATGGTGTGTTAGAAGATACTTTAGGTGTACAAACTAATTATACAATATTAGGTTTATTAGAAAACACAACTTATTTAATAAGAGTTACTGCTTTTGATGCAAATGGTAATGAAAGTAGTTTTGCAAGTGCAACAGAGGTAACTGCTCAAACAGGTTTCCAAGATACAACACCTCCTACAACACCAACTAATTTAAGTGCTGATTTAGTAGGTAGAACACAAGTTACTATAAGTTGGACTGCATCAACTGATAATGTTGCGGTTAATTATTATAGAATTTATTTAGATGGTGTAATTCAATTACCAACAGAAATAGGAACAACATACACTATATTTGGTTTACAAGCGGGAACTCAATATACGATAAATGTAGATGCAGTTGATACTTCAGGTAATGCAAGTGCGTTAAGTAGTAATTTAATAGTAAGTACAACACTTTAAAATGATAAAAATAATATTAGAATTGTTAAAAGAAACTGATTGTAAAGAAGAAATAGTACAATTAGCGAGTGGTAAAAATAAATTTCCCGATACTTTTAAAGAGGTATTTGTAAGAACTAAACAACAAATAGAATGGAAAAAATAGTAGTTGACATTGAAGTAAAGTCTGATAAAGGCGTAAAAGAAGTTCAGAAATTAAACAACGAAATAAAAGAAACCAATAAAGTAACGGGTGAAGCAACTAAAACTTTAGACGGTTTAACGGGTGGTGCAGTAACAAAGGTTAAGAACTTTGGACAATCTATTAAAGGACTAACAACGGGCTTTAAGAGTTTAAGGGTTGCTATTATTGGAACGGGTATTGGTGCATTGTTAATTGCAGTTACTTCTTTAATGGCTGCTTTTAAAAGTTCAGAAGAGGGGCAAAATAAGTTTGCTAAAATACTTGGAGTAATTGGTAGTGTAGTTGGAAATTTAGTTGACTTATTGGCTGATTTAGGAGAAGCAATAATATCTGTATTTGAGAATCCTAAAAAAGCAATAATAGACTTTAAAAACTTAATTCAAGAGAATATAACAAATAGGTTTAAGGCTCTTATGAATACTATTGGTTTTCTTGGTAGTGCTATGAAGAAAGTATTTAGTGGTGATTTTAAAGGTGCTTTAGAAGATGCAAAGAAGTCAAGTAATTCACTTATTGATAGTTTAACAGGTGTTGAAAATACATTAGATAAAGTAACAAAGAAAACAAAAGACTTTGTAAAAGAATTAAAAGAAGAAGCAAAGATAGCTGCTCAAATAGCAGACCAACGAGCAAATGCAGATAAAGCTGAAAGAAATTTACTTGTACAAAGAGCAAAAGCAAATAGAGATAGAGCAGACTTATTAGAGAAAGCAGCGAATAGGGAAAAGTTTACTGCAAAAGAACGTATTGAGTTTTTAAAAGAAGCAGGTAAGATAGATGAAGAGATAACTAACAAAGAAATAGCAGCCGCTAAATTACGTTTACAAGCAAAACAAGCTGAAAACTCATTAGCACGTTCAAAAAAAGAAGATTTAGATGAAGAGGCAAGATTAAAAGCAAGAGTAATAGAGTTAGAAACTCAAAGGTTAACAAAACAAAAAGAGGTTACAAGTCAAATTGTAGGTGCTAAAAGAGAAGAAGCTGCACAAATAAAAGCAATAGAAGATAAAAAAGCAAGTGATTTAGAACGTATAAGAAAAGGTTTAATTGATACAGAGGAAGAAGAAAGAAAAGAAAAGTTAAGATTAATTAAAACCGATTATGATGAGCAAATAAAACTTGCTGAAGAATATTACGGTAAAGAATCTGAAAAGGTTTTAGAATTACGTAAAGCACAAAAGACTGCAATTGATAACCAACAAGCAGAATTTGATTTAGCTGATAAAGAAAAAGAAAAAGCAAAGATTCAAGAATTAAATGATTTAAAAAGTCAGATAAGAGATGCAGAAGCAGTTACTGAAGAAGAACGTAGAATATTAGAATTAGAAAATACTGCTTTACATTATGATAAGTTAATAGAACTTGCAAAGGCAAAAGGTTTAGCAACAGAAGGTTTAGAAAGAGCAAAAGAAAATGCTATAAATAAATTAAAAGACGATAATTCTAAAAAAGATATTGATAGAGAAAAGCAATTAAAACAACAAAAAATCGCTTTAGCATCAAGTACGTTTGGAGCAATTAGTCAAGTGTTAGGCGAAAATAGTAAGGCGGGAAAAGCATTTGCATTAGCACAAGCATTGATAAACACATATCAAGGTATATCGAATGTGTGGGCAGAAAAAGCTGAAAGTGGTTTAGTTGGTGCAGGTTTAGTACAACGTTTAGCAACAACAGCAATTGTAGCATCGCAAGGTTTTGCAACGGTTAAAAATATAGCGTCTGTTAAAACACCAAGTGGAGGTGGTGGTGCAAGTGTGGGTGTAGGTAGTTCTCCAACAATAGCATCAGCAGTTCCTTCATTTAACGTAGTTGGCTCAAGTGGTACAAATCAATTAGCTGAAGCAATAGGAGGTCAAGAAAAAGAGCCTATAAAAGCATACGTGGTAGCAAACGATGTAACCTCTGCTCAAAGTATGGAAAGGAATATTGTTGAAGGTGCATCAATATAAAAATGTAAAATAAAACTAATAAATTGTAATATAATTATGAAGATAATCGAACTTATATTAGATGACGATGAAGCGATAGGTGTTGAGGCTATTTCTGTTGTGGAAAACCCCGCAATTGAATCTGACTTTATAGCGTTAAATAACCAAGAAATAAAACTTGCTGAAATCAACAAAGAAAAGAGATTGTTAATGGGTGCTTTATTAATACCAAAGAAGCCTATATACAGACGTAATGGAGAAGATGAATATTATATATTCTTTTCAGAAGAAACGGTCTTAAAAGCCTCTCAAATGTATTTACAGAATGGTAATCAATCGCAATCTACTTTAGAACACGATAAACAATTAGAGGGTTTAACTTTAGTTGAGTCTTGGATAGTAGAAGATAAGAATAAAGATAAGACTGCATTATATGGTTTAGATGTGCCTATTGGAACTTGGATGGGTAGTGTAAAAGTGAATAACGATGAAATTTGGAATGACTATGTAAAAACGGGTAAAGTAAAAGGGTTTAGTATTGAGGGTTACTTTGCGGATAAATTAGAAAGACCAAAAGAAGAAATAGAAGAAGAGTTATCAGATGATGAAAGAATATTAAAAGAATTAATAGATTTTTTAAATAGCGTAGATAATGAGTAGAGCAAAGTATTGCAAATGTAAAAATACATATACAATAAGTGGGTGTGATAAAAAGAAATGTAAAGCACCCGAATATTGGAAACAAGGAATAGGTAATATAAATAAAACTAATAATAATCAATAATGGCAAGAATAACATTACAAAACGGAGCATTTAATGAGTCTCCAACGGGAACGTTTAATATAACAATTCCCGAACAACTAACATTAAGAACGGGTATCACTGCTTTACAATTCAGAGATGAGGGTGCAAATATAGTTGATGTTACAATCACTTTTTTAGCACAAGATTTAGCAGTTGATTTTCAAACAAACAAAGGAGATATAAATATGTTTGGAGAATATATTTTAGATGTACCAACAATGAATGTACCTGTTGGTGGAGTTATAGACGATTCTTTAATTTTTATACAAGATGAAAACTATGATGATTTTAAAAGACAATTTCAAACAGATAAGTTAATTGAGTTTATTTTACCTCCTAAAGACTAATTTGTTATGAAAATACAAAATAATTAATCTAAATTGTAATATAATTATGAACACAAAAGAAACATTAAACAAAGTTCGCACTTTACTTGGAATAGAGGTAAAGTTAGAACAAATGAAATTGGATAATGGTGCTATTTTTGAAGCTGAATCATTTGAGGTAGGTGCAGAAATCTTTGTTATTGCAGACGAAGAAAGAATTGCAGTTCCTATTGGAGAATATGAAGCAGAAGGAAAAGTAATCGTTATCGAAGAAGAAGGTGTTATTGCAGACATTAAAGAAGCATCAACAGAAGAAGAGCCAAAAGAAGAAGAGGTATCTGAAGAGGTTGTTGAAGAAGAAATGTCAGAAGAAGTTGCTTCTCCTAAAAAAGTAGTTAAGTCTATTACAGAAGAGCAATTCTTTTCAGCAATTGAAGAATTAAGAAAAGAAATCAACGAATTAAAACTTGCTAAAGTAGAGGTTAAAGAAGTTGAGGAAGTTTCTGTAGAATTAGCATCTGATGAGGTTGAAGGTATTACACATACACCCGAAGCATCAGTAGAAAAGAAAGAGTTATTTCTTTACTCACAAAAAAGAAAAAATAATACATTAAATAATATTTTTAAAACATTAAATAAATAATTATGGCAACAACAACAAACATCACTTCTACTTATGCAGGTGAATTTGCGGGTAAATATGTATCAGCAGCTTTATTAAGTGGAAACACTATTGCAAATGGTTTAATTGAAGTAAAACCAAATGTAAAGTACAAAGAGGTATTAAAAAGAGTTTCATTAGATGGTATCGTAGCAAACGCATCTTGTGATTTCGCAGATACTTCAACTTTAGACTTAACAGAGAAAATTTTAGAGCCTAAAGAATTACAAGTAAATTTAGAGTTATGTAAAACTCCATTCCAATCAGATTGGGAGGCTATTTCTATGGGATATTCTGCTCACGATAACTTACCAAAAAACTTTTCTGATTATTTTATAGGTCATATCGCTGCTAAAGTAGCAGAAAAGACTGAACAAGATATTTGGAGTGGTTCTGCGGGTGCAGGTTCTTTTGATGGTTTCGCTACATTATTAGCTACTGATGCTGATTTACCTGCTGCGCAAGAAGTTGCAGGAGCAAGTGTAACTGCTGCTAACGTAATTGATGAGTTAGGAAAAGTTGTAGATGCTATTCCAAGTGCATTATATGGTAACGAAGATTTATACATCTATGTATCTCAAAATGTATGGAGGGCATATAAGCGTTCTTTAGGTGGTTTCCAAGCAAACGGAGAAGGTGCTAACGGATATATGGCTCAAGGTAATAACCAAGATATCGATATCCAATGGTTTGACGGAGTAAAAGTAGTATGTGCTAACGGTTTAGCTGATAACACAATGATTGCTACTTTAAAATCTAACTTATTCTTTGGTACAGGTTTATTAGCAGACCATAATGAAGTGAAAGTTTTAGATATGGCTGATATTGATGGTTCTAAAAATGTACGTTTCGTTATGAGATATACAGCATCGGTTATGTACGCGGTAGTAGAAGATATCGTGACATACGGAATCGTTAACGCATCTAACTAATAATAATTAATAATAATCATAATAAGGGTAGGTAGGTTTATTATCTACTTACCCTTTTTTAATAACTAAAAAATAAATAAAATGGCTTGTACACTAATTAGCACAGGAAGAGCATTACCTTGTAAATCTTCTGTTGGTGGCTTAAAAGCAGTTTATTTCGCATCTTATGGCACGTTAGGAGACGTAACATTAACGGCGGGAGAAGTAACTGCAATATCGGGCACACCTACATTATATAAATATGATATTAAAGGTAACTCTTCTTTTGAAACAACGATAAATAGTTCAAGAGAAAACGGGACTACTTTTTATTCACAAACTTTAAACTTAACGTTACCTGTTTTAGATAAGGAAACTCAAGAGCAAATAAAATTATTAGCTGCTCAAAATCCACACGTAATTGTAGAAGATTACAATGGAAATTTCTTATTAATCGGTTTAGAAAACGGAGCAGAAGTAACGGGAGGCACTATTGTAACGGGAGCAGCAATGGGAGATTTAAGTGGATTTACTTTAACAATGGAAGGGCAAGAAAAAGCACCTGCACCATTTGTAGTAGATACAATTATAACTGCTAACGAAGACCCAACACAAATAGACCCTAACGAATAGTTCTATTTTTAATTTAATTC